TGAAGATTATTAACAAACAAGGTAAATCGATTCCATTGGAATTCAATGCTGCCCAGAACCTATTAGACAACCAAATCAACGAGCAGTATAAAAAACATGGGCGTGTGCGGATGTTAATACTCAAATCACGACAAACGGGGATATCAACTTACTGTCAGGCACGGGGTTTCTGGAAAACAGTAACAGCACAGAATCAAAACGCTGTAGTGGTATCGCACCTGAATGAATCCACTAAAGCTATCTTTAGTATGGTTAAGAACTTCTACGACAACTTACCCCACCCACTTGTTACACCAGAACTAAAAGAATCGACCAGCAATTCGATGGCATTTACGCATGGTTCACGTTGGCGTATCGCTACGGCAAGAACCGGTGAGGTTGGTCGAGGTTGGACCACAAACTATTTACATGGTTCTGAGGTTGCCTTCTATCCCAATTCAGATATTATCCCGGGTCTGTTACAGACTGTGCCGGAGGCAGAATCAGAAATATTGTTGGAATCGACTGCGAATGGTGCGGGTGGTTGGTTCTACGATGCCTGTATGCGAGCACTACGGGGGGAAGGTGAGTGGGATATATGCTTTATACCTTGGTTCATGATGCCCGATTACCGCAGGAAGGTAGATCCATACTTTGAGATTGAACGTGAAGAAGAAGATATCAAAGCCATGTTCAACCTAGACGATGAGCAAATTATGTTTAGGCGATTAAAGATTCAAGAACTTGGGGGCGAAGATTTGTTTAGACAAGAATATCCGTCAACCCCGCAAGAGGCGTTCCTCACAACTGGGCGTTTATTTGTTGAGCCGAAGTACATCGATCAAGCAGCTGTAGAATGTTTTACTCCGATTGCCCGCTACGATGTGCGTGAAAGTGAATTCGTACCACATGAAAAAGGGCTTCTAAAAATTTTCGAGAGTCCAAAGGACTCTCTCCGTTATTGCATGGGAGTCGATGTTGCAGAAGGTTTAGAGCATGGAGATTATTCATGCATACAAGTTCTGGATCATATGGGGAACCAAGTTGCCACTTGGTCTGGGCACGTTGACCCGTTTGACCTCGCCTACATCGTTGCCAAGATCGGACACTACTACAACAAAGCTTGGTCATTGATTGAAAGGAACAATCACGGTCTGACCACCATCCGAAAAATACAAGAGATAGGGTATCCTAATTTGTACGTTGAACAAACGGTGGACGATGCTTACGTAGACAAGCTGACCCGCCGTGCAGGTTTTTTAACAACAAGCAAGACAAAGCCTTTAATTATTGATAACTTAGTACACTTACTACGCCAAGGAGAAAGTGGTATAGTAGACATGGAGCTAATCGATGAGTTGCGAACATACATCGTTGATGCTCGGGGAATCACAAATGCCCAACAAGGGTGTTTTGATGATAGAATAATGGCATACGCTATAGCACTGTTTGGGTTGAATAGTATGCCTAGAAAACATAGACAGAACTTTAGTAGAGTTAAAAAACAATATTTTTAAATGGATATAGAAAAAGATTTAGGACCTGAAGGGATTTCCGCAGCAGTAGATACCAACGAAGAAGAACAGAGCCAGCTTAATTCTTTAGGCGGCGTATTGTCTAATAAGTATTTTGAGTACAAAGATGCTCGAGACGATATTGAAGACGATTGGATTGAAGACCTAAGAGCATTCATGGGTCAGTACGATCCAGACGTTCTGGGCAAGATTCAAGAGAAAGGCGATAGATCGCAAGTCTATGTTGGTTTAACGAGAACAAAAGTATTGGCTGCTTTCTCCAGAATTACAGATTTATTATTCCAGCCCGGTCAAAAATTCTTCACAATTGAACCAACACCAATAGCTAAACAACCCATCGTTGAACAGGAACTTACAGAGAAAGCTGCACTAGAAATTATGCAAGCAGCTCAGGTTATCGATCCCGGTTTAGTAGACGATTTAATTAAAGCTCGATTCGTTGAGCTCAAAGAAGAACTCAAAGAAGAAACCGATAGAAGAGTTGATAACATGGAAGAGGCTATCCTCGACCAAGCATTGGAACAAAACCTTGAAGGTAAAATGAAAGATGCCATCATGGAACAAGTTATCTTTGGTACCGGTGCTATGAAAGCAGGTACACTTAGAATTGAAAAAGATCACAAATGGATTAAAGGCGATGAAGGTTTTAATTTAATTTACGAAGAAAGCCCAATGCCCGAAATGGAGGCTGTATCTATCTTTGATTTGTACCCCGATCCACACGCTACCTCAGTTGATGATATGCGTGACATCTTTAGAAGACACATTATCTCAAGACAAGAGTTTGTTGATCTCAAAGACTTTCCGGGATTCAATGCGGATGAAATAGATTATTGCGTTGAAATGTATCCCGATGGCAACCACGATGAAGCACAACATGAAAAAGATCGTAGAGAGATTGCCAACGTTAAAGATCGCTCTACCCAAACAAATAAATTTGAAGTTCTAGAATATTGGGGTTCACTCAATGGTTACGATCTAGAAGAAGCTGGCGTTGAGTTTGACGAAGACGATGACCTAACACAAGAATATCAAGCCAACATTTGGATAGTGGAAGATAAAGTTATTAAAGCACAACTTAACCCACTTCCCGGCGGAGTGATCCCTTACTTTATTTTCCCATACGAGAAAAACCCTCACGCCTTCTGGGGCACAGGGGTGCCACGTATGATGCGTGATTCTCAGCAAACAATGAATGCTGCTACTAGAATATATCTAGACAACGTGGCTTTATCATCTGGTCCTATGGTTGAAGTTAATACCGATATCATGGCATCTGGTGAAGACCCAACAGAATTATATCCATGGCGAGTATTCTTAAGAGAAGGCGGTGATGGCAATCAACCTATGGTTAGATTCTATCAACCACAATCAAACTCACCTGCATTGGTTTCAGTGATTGAATTGTTTAGAAGATTCGCAGACGAAACCACAGCATTGCCATCTTATACACACGGACAAACACAAAGCTCATTAAACAGAACGGCTACTGGTATCTCTATCCTTATGAGTAATGCCAACATCGTTCTTAAATCAGTCATCAAGAATATTGATGATTACCTAACAAAACCAATGATACGTAGTCTTTATGACTGGAATATGACTTGGAACGATGACGAGATGGTCAAGTCAGATATGCGTGTTGTTGCAAAAGGTTCCACAGCCCTGATTCAGAAAGAAGTACAATCACAAAGATTGTTACAATTCTTATCACTGATTAATAATCCAATGGATGCACAAATGGTTGATAGAGAAAAACTATTAACTGATATTGCTAAATCTCTTGATATTGATCCGGATGAGGTAATTAAATCACAAGAGGAGTTAATGAATGAGCAAGCATTACAACAAGCTATCCTTGCCAGCCAGCAGGGCGGTCAAGCAGGTCAAGTCCAAAATGCCGAAGGAGTGGTCGGTCCTGATGGAAGAAATGGAGTCGCTCCGCCAAATGGAGAGGGACCAGTTGGAAATAACGGAGGACTTCCGGTTTAGTCAAGGTCGTTGCGACATCTTAAAGTTTATAGTATCTTTAGACGAGATTGCTGATAAAGTAATCAACTCGTTAGGATCCCGTAGGGACACACCTAACATTTATAAGTAATTTTAATCGATACCCCAAGGAGGACCGATAAAATGGAAAGAGAAAAAACTAAAGGCGAGTTAATCGCTGAAAAGCTTGAAAAAGAAGCTGATGAGATGATGAAGCAAATTCAAGACTCTCAGACGGAATCTGAACCTGAAGCCAAAGGGCTAGCTACCGAAGAGGCTGAAGAAACAGACACCCCAGAAGAAGTTGTCGAAGATGTGGAAGCTTCACCCGATGAATCTCAGGAAACTGAAGAATCATCTGATCAGAATATAGAAGAGGTTCAGGAAGAAGAAACTAAATCCGATAAGGGTTTATTATCTGCTGACCAATGGGAAGAACGGTACAAGAATGCTCAGGCACGAATGACCAAAGCTACCCAGAGAGAAAAAGAACTCGAAGCCAAAATAGCTGAGATGAATAATAAAATCACGGCTATGGAAAGCATGAAGTCTGAAACTCGTATTGAGCAACAGAAAGAAGAGGTTAACGTTGATCTCGGTGAGATAATGAAAGATTATCCAGAGATTGTTAAACCACTTCAAAAATACGTAGATGCTCGCATCTCCGCTGTTGACAATAAAGTGAATCAGGCTACAGAAGAAGTTCTGAAAGCTCAGAAAGAAGAAGCAGATAGGAAGCACTATGCAGCTATTGCTGATGTGCATCCCGATTGGAAGTCTGTATCAGGTAGTGATGATTTCGCTATATGGTTAGAAAGACAATCAAGAATGTGGCGTAACGCTGCTTCTGAAGGTGATGCTCAAGACGTTGTAGCACTCTTATCAAAGTATAAAAATGATTTAGGTCTGGTTTCCAAAAAAGTTTCCAAAGAGGAATTAGTAGAAAAGGCTAAACAAAATGTTGAACCTTCACTCTCTAAAGCCCGGAAGCAAAATGTAGGTAGTAGCAAAAGAATTTGGACTGCCCAAGAAATCGGCAGACTTTCTGATAAAGAATATCGAAAGCTTGAGAAAGAAATTGATCAGGCATATGCTGAAGGCAGGGTAAAGCCCAAGTAAATTTGCTATTTTAGATTAACTTTTTTTTATATTTACGAGGTAATTAAAAATGGCATATTCATCTAGTAGCGGAAGTTTTTCTTTCGCAGCAGGCGAACAGCATTTCATACCTGAAGTATTCTCTAAGAAGTTACAAGCTAAGTTTTACGCTCAGACCGTTTTATCTGAGGTAACAACTAACGAGTACGAAGGAGAGATTTCAGGGTTAGGTAATAAAGTTAACATTAGAGCAGTTCCTGCTGTTACAGTAGCGGACTACACAGGATCCTTATCCTATGCTGATGTTACTTCATCTACCATTGAGTTAAACATCGACAAAGCAAAAAGCTATGCTTTTAAAGTTGATGACATTTTAAGAGAGCAAGCCGATATCGACTTCATGAACGAAGCATCAAAAGATGCAGCTCAAAACATGAAGATTGAGATCGAGCAAGATGTTTTTGCAAATGTAGCAGCTGGATCATCTTTAACAGATGTGAACGCAACTCCATCAAACATTACAACATCTAACGTTCTTGGTTTCATTCTTGAAGCTGGTCAAAACCTTGATGAAAATAACATTCCTGAAGAGGATAGATTTATGATCATCAACCCAGCAGTAGCTTCAGTGTTGAAACAGTCAGAACTAAGACAAGCATACTTAACAGGTGATGCAGTATCACCATTAAGAAATGGCTTTATTGGTATGGTTGATAGATTCAGAATGTATGTTTCTAACAACCTAAGTACATCATCAGGTGTTTCATCTGGTCTGTACGGACATCCAAAAGCTATTGCTTATGCTTCTCAGTTTACTAACACAGAATCAGTAAGACTTGAGTCTTCATTTGGTGACGGTGTTAGAGGACTAGCTGTTTACGGATACAAAGTTGTCCTACCAACAGCACTCGGTGAATTTAAGCTACAAACAGCTTAATATTAACTATGGGGAGCTTCGGCTCCCCCTTTTTATTTAAGATGCCAAGAGGATCTAAAAAAGAAAAACTTGAGAGATCATTAAAGACTCAAGGTCAAAAAAAAGGATTAAAAGGTGCTAGATTGAATGCCTATATTTATGGTACCTTAACAAAAGTAATGGGACCCAAAGGTGCTAAGAAAGCATCTCGTTCCGGGAAGATAAAAGCAAGGAAGAGAAAATGAAGAAAGACGAACTAATAAAATTAGCAAAAGAAAAATTTAACGTTTCATTAAACCCCAAAGACAAACTAAAAGACTTAGAAGCAAAGGTTGCTTCTTTAGAAGAGTCTAACGTTGTCGTTGAGGAAGAGCCAGTACAAGAGTCTGGTAAAAGAGTTCCTATCGCTTCAAAGGGTGAGCACGGTAAAGTAGTTCCATGGAACCCAAAGCATAGAGAAGAATTCTGGACTTTTATTTACGATAAAAGATCTTTATCCGATGAGGAGAAAAAACAACTAGGCTTATAATATGGCAACAGTAAAAGTAATAGATTTAATTGATAGAGCAGAAGAGATTCTGCAGGATACGACCAATGTCAGATGGTC